CTAGCTTTAGCTCTATTTCTTCACCATTTATATTGATTTTATAAGTTTTAATTTCATTTACTAACATAAATTCCTCCTAAATAAAAAAGGTAGCTAAATAGCTACCCTATATTACTCTGTCTTTTCCTCTGGAATAAATACTTTTTCGCCCCAAGTTTGCGCGTGATCTTCTGCATCAAAATCAGCATCTGTTGTCTTTACAGAATGTTTCCATATACCATTTTCTAAAGGCATAAATATTCCTGAAAGCGAAACAGTTTGATATTCTGTTTTTCCTTCTTTAGTTTTTGCTTTATCTTCTGGAAGGCTTAATTTCCCCTTAAATAAAGTCAAATATTCTTTAACTCCACCGCTTAATGTTTTTTCTACCATTAAAGCTATATAAGGTGGTTGATCATCAGCGCTTTCAATTATCCCTCCGCTTTGCGCAAGTTTTTTCCCAAAAAGCGCAGCATAATCACTTGTATCAATAGAAGTAAAATCCAATGTAACTTCTATTTCCCCTAAAGAATTTTCACTATCATATAATCTATTTTCTGCATATATTGTCGCCTGTTCTTCGTTAGCTGTAACAGAAATTTCTCTTAATCCAGGCAGATACTTCACTTGTTCATAAGTAGGATTTTCTCCATCTTGTGTTAAGATAGCATAATATGCTTTCTCTACACCTGTAGTAATTTTCTTTGACATTTTCATTCCTCACTTTCTATATTAAATCTCAAAATGTAATGAAAGAGCTTGGTATCTTTTTCATATAAAGAACCACCAAACTCCTTCACAAATCCATTTTCTTTCATAACTTCTTTTACAGCCTTTCTAATAGCTGTATAACTTCCCTTAGTAAATATATCTATTTGTATTCTATAAGTAGTTGCAATTTCTTCATTTTCAGCATATAAAGAGCCGTTTTCGTCTATAATTTCGTATTCTATATAAGGTGCTTCAGTATTATCTGGAGCCTTTAAAAGATAGATTTTATTATTTACCAAATCGCTAATTCTTTTATCAAATAACACCTGTCTTATTAAGCTTTCCATTACTTAAGCACCCCCTTAGCTATAGTGTTTACTGCTTTATCAGATACTCTATCTACTGCTTTACTAAAAAATCCTATGTGTTTTTTATTCTTGCTTGAACCAAATTCATTCTCTATATCTTGAACTGTATCTCCACGAACTTCAAAACCTAAGTTTCCATCAAATCTTTTTATTCTACTTTTCCAACGCTTTTTCATTTGCCCTGTCCTAACTGGAGAATTATCAATTACGGCTTGTCTTACTATTTCTGCACCTTCTCTTAATGACGCTCTTTTCTTTTTATCTGATATATTCATATCATCAAGGTCTTTAAAAATATCATCAAAGCCTTTAATTTCAATTCCCATTATTAATCACCTGCAATTTAGCTTTAATTTTCAGCTCTTTATTTAGGTATTTAACATTGTCTATCTCAATAATTTCATACCTTTGCCCTCTGAAAAGTATAAAGGAATTCATATCTATATTTTTAAGGTATCTAGTATGAAATACTGTTATATTTTCAGAAACAATCTGCTTACTGTCCCAGTATTCTTTCCCATATAGGTCATTAACATCAGCCCAGGCTTTTTGAAAAGTAATATAATCTTCTATTGGAAAACCTTCGTTGTCATAAGCAGTATCTAATCTTTGAAATTCTATTCTATGTCTTAATTGTCCTATATTCATATAACATCACCTTGGGTATATTTTAGTTGAGTTATTATAGTGTCTAATCCAAAAGAAATCTTACTTATATTTTTTCCTATGTTTTCAACATTTCTATTCTCATACCAATGAGATACTAATATTTTTACAGCAAGTTTATACAGTTCTTTCGAGTAATCTTTATTTATTCCAGCATTAGTCATATATTCTTCTGCTGCTAACTGCAACCCTTGAATTAGTGTATCTTCTTCAACATCATCAATTCTAAGAAATAATTTTAATTCTTCTAAGTCCATAATTCACCTCACAAAAAAAGAGAATGAGAATTAAATCTCACTCTCTAAAATAGCTTGTATTATATCAGCTTTTCTCATTGAGGATGTTATTTTAATTCCTTTTTCTTCAGCTATTGATTTTAATTCTGCTACAGTTAGTGAATTATAATCAATTTCTTGCCCCTTATCCACAGATACCATCATTGGGGCTATGTTAGGGAGTTACATCAGTAGCTATTTCAATATATCCATTAACTAATGCCATATCATCCTTGACAACTACATCTTCTCTTTCAATTGCTCTGAATAAAGTTAAATCTTCTTCAAATGCATTTAAATCTCCTATTACAGCCACGTCAGATTGCTTGATAGTAGTTAATTCTCTATCAAAGAACTTTATAGCTTCCTTAAAATCGCCTATTATGAATGGAATTTTATTTTCTACTGTTGGCATGTCAGTATTAGGATATACTTCCACTGGAATAGTAGTTGCTCCAGCACATAATCTTAATTGCATTGGATCTTGTGGGTTTGGTTGTAATAGATATTTACCATCTGCATCTTTTAATGTATCTAAATATTGAAGTCCATCATCATTTGTAACTATTTTTGATGTAGGTTTAAATGCTTGACCTAAAGTTACATTTAAAGCTTTCTTAATGTCATCTAATCCAGATAATGCAACTGGTGTAAAGTTATCATTAATTTCTGCTACGATTAATTTATTTGCAGTAACCCTTGATTCATCACCTATCCACTCAACTAAAGTATTAACTATTGATTGGTCTGAATCTTTTAAAACTCATTAGTTACTGGGAAATATCCAGCATACTTTTCAATTTCAAAGCTAAGTCTTTCAAATTGCGGAGTAGCTTTAGCTCCTATCTTTCCACCTTCGCCTACTTTAGTAAATCCAGTTTGTTGAGCTCTCTTTTTAAATGTTCTTTGTCCCTTCTGTACTGTTACTTTTTCTACATCTACTAAATCTTTTAAGGATTTTTTAGCTTCTTTATATTCATTAATCTTAGTTTGAATGTCTTGAGGAATTATATAGCCACCATCTGCATCTGAACCAGTTGACATAGCATTTTGAAACTTAAATCCTTGTCTTGCTGCATTTGCAAATTCTTTTATTTGGTCATTAGGCTTGTTAGTTATTTCCTTTGCATCTCCATCTTCGATTTTATTTTTCATTTCTTCTTCCTTTTCTTCCTCTAGATCATATAGAACATCAAACTTAGCTTGTAAGTTTTTAAGTTCTTCTTTAGCTGCTTTTGCCTCTTCAATTTTATTTTCATTTGCTAAATTTATAACCTCTGCTTTTTTTGCATTAATTTTATCTAGTAATTCTCTTAACTCTTTGTTCATTAATTAATTAATTCCACCTTTCTTATAAAAATTTTCAACAAAAAAAGACTTAGATTAAATCTAAATCCTCTAAAATTGCTCTTTTCTCTTCTTCTAATTTATCTATTGCTTGTTGATTATTATTCTTAGCTTCAGCTTGCTTCAAAACATAATTTACAGGAATATTCTTATATTGATTTAGTAAATTCAAATCAAATTTAGCTGCAATATTCTTATCTTCTCCTACTACATCACACAAGCCATAATCAAAACACTCTTGTGCTGTTAACCAAGTTTCATTATCCATTAAATTTATCAATGTTTCTTCATCTAGTTTATCACCAGCCTTATCTAAGTAAGCTTGCCTAATACTTGCATTAACTTTATCTAAATCATCTGCAAGTTTTCTTAAATCTTTGGAATTTCCTATTGCATAAGTCCAAGCGTTATGGATCATCATCATAGAATTACTTGGCATGATTATTTTATCTCCTGCCATTGCTATTACTGAAGCTATACTTGCTGCTAAACCATCAATATACACATTCTTAGTACATTTTTTACGTTTTAACATATTCATTATAGTGTTGCCTTCAAATACATCACCGCCAGGACTATTAATGTAAATATTCAAAGTTTCTATTTCTCCTAAATCATCCAGTTCTTGTTTGAAACTTTGCGCTGAATGTGCTGAATATCCTGCCCCCCAACTAGCTATTTCTATATACAAATATAAATCTGCTTCAGTTGATGTTTTATTTTTAAATTCCCAATATTTTTTCACCTAATCACCTCCTTTCGCATATTGTTCACCCACCATAGATATTGGGATATAATTTCCATTCATAACAAGTACATCTCCACCTTCTTTAGAAGGCATATCTAAGTAGCTTCTAGCTTCATTAGGTGTATAAATTCCATTATTAACAGCTTTTGATAAACTTTCCATTTGAGATTTACTATCTGTCCTTAAAATAACTTTTTCATTGAATTTAAAGAAATAACCTTCTTTTATTTCACTACTTGTTAATAGCTTATAATTTAACTCCTCTTCATACTGTTTTAATATAAACAACTCTGTATCTACATAAAAACTAAGCTGCTGCATTTCTGAATTAGCATAACTTGACTTTTCATAATCATTTATTTGGTTAGGTTTTATACCAAATGCAGCCGCAATTTGAAGTACATTAAACTTCTTTAATTCAAAGAATTGACTATCAGTTAGTTTAATGTCTAAAGGAACTAATTTCATTCCAAGTGGAACTGGAATAATCTTTCCTGCATTCTTAGAACCACTCGCAAATTCTTCAAAGCCTTTTACAAGTCTTTCCTTTGCAGTTCTATCTAAATCTCCTGTATATTCTAAAACTGCTTTCCCAGTAAGGCCAGTTTTATAAAGGTTGTTCATAAATTCTTGACTTTCAAGCCCACCTTCTAATGTACTTTTAAGTATATCTCTTACTGGTGCTCCTAATATTCCATCAAAACTATGNGAAGTTTTAAAGTGCATTACATCTTCACTAGAGAAAATGTAATCTCGATGTGAATATTTATCGTGATACTTGTACCACATTCGTCCTTTGCCTTCAAAGACACCTTCATCATCAATAAGAACTGTTACATCTTCAGAAGGCATTATCCAAAGATCCTGTATTTTAATCTCTCCACCATATTTATTTCTTTTGAACCTTCTTCTAATCCATACATAAGCATTACCATAATGATTTCTATTTTGTTCTATGGTTGCCCAAAAGATAGATGGTGTCATTATAGGGTTAGGTCTTACCTTTAAAAGATTATGAGCCTCATTAGATTTAGCTTTCATTATCCCTTTTTCTGTTTCTTGATAAAACTTTAAAGGCATTTTAGCTAAGGTTTCAGATAACATTTTAAGACAAGTAAAATAGGTTACTTCACTTTCTAACTTCTTGGAAGTTCCTGCAATACCAAGCCATTCTAATAATTCCTTGCTTTGCATATCAACCGACTTTTGAGGAGTAATAGCGTTCTTTATCCCTCTTGCAATTCTGCTTAATACATTCAATTTCTCACCTCCTTTACCAGCCCATCATTTTTAAATAGTC